CGCAAATGCCGGTGGCCTATGAAAACAGCGTAACCGAGCTGGACGTTGATATTGTGGTCGATGAGGGCGTTGACACCCCGACGATTCAGGCTGAGCAGTTTGACGTTGTGGCGAAGATGCTTCCGGGTGCGCCGCCGAACCTTCAGCCGATCCTATGGGAAGCCTTGCTGGCCAACTCGGCATTCAAGGACAAGGAAAAGGCGCTTGAAGCCCTGCGTCAACCGCCTGATCCGGCGATGATGCAGCAGCAGGAACTGGCCATGGCCGGTGCGCAGGCGCAGGTTGAGGAAACGCAGAGCAAGACCGTGCTCAACTACGCCAAGGCCGAAGAGACGCAGGCCAGCGTTGCCTTGAACGCGATGCAGGCCGGTATGCAGTCGGTCAATGCCCCAGCCTGACGCGCTAACGGCGGTCGAAAGCTGGCCGCGCTTTTACGAGGCCGAGATTATTGAGGACGGGAATGCATTAGCCATCCTGGTCCGCGAGTTTGACGGCTCGTTTAGCGCCATTCGCATTGCGATTGAGCAGGTTGCCGACTGACATGGATTTAACCGGATACCGCGCATTCCTCTTGGGAACCGCGCAAGACCGACTGCCCGTGCGTGGCATTTGGTTCACAGTTCAACGTCGTGACGACGTAGAAGCCGCCGCTAAAACTTCTGACAACCGCAACTCTTGCGATAGCCCCGAACAACATTCCGGGCGCTAACCTCTAATTCGGTGCCGCAAACACAGCGCGCCAGCCAATATGCGGTGTCTTCAGTTGCGCGGGTGAATTTGACGAATGTCAGCGCGTTGATTGTCTGCCCAGTTCGGTCTTTCCATGCTGGCTTGCAGTGAGACCAGCTTGTTCTGGCCCTTCTGTTGGCGGCTTGTTCCGTGTGGCTGGCCCAACGACAGTTATCTGGCGAGTAGCCCTTATCGTTATCGATGCGGTCTAGAGTAAACCCTTCGGGTCGCTCGCCCATATCGGCAATAAAGTTTTCAAACGACAACCATCTTTCGCAAACCGATATGCCCCTTTCGGCGTATCGATAAGAATTGTGGCGCTTAGTCGAACGGCACCGTTCAAGCATGCTAGTCCAAGAACGATAGCCGGGAATCTTAGTTTTAGTCATTCGCGGACCTTACGCCAAGTGGTCGGCGGTGACAAGTATTTGCAGCGTAAAGTTGCAGATTGGGCCGCCGCCATCTCGGGCGTGTTAGACTGCCGCCGGGTCTTATTCGGGCGTTTGAGTGAGAGCAATGGAACAGAAACCGCTTGAGGACTTCTTCAACGACGATCCCGATACCGCCGAAGTAGCCGAAACCGTAGAGGTAGAGGACACCGGCCCACCCCGTGACGAACACGGGCGATTTGCACCCAAGGAAACGGGCGATACTGCGCCGGAGCCGGAAACGGACCCTGCCGCAGAGGTGCCGCCGACCAACCAAGGACTGCCGCCTGAGACGTTCAAGGGGCTGAAAGAGGAACGGGAAAAGCGCCAGAGGCTTGAGCAGGAACTGGAAGCTCTAAAGCAGCAATTTCAGGCCGCACAGCAACCCAAGGAACCACCTGCACCACCCCCTTCGATTTGGGAAGATGAGCAGGCTTACGGCGGACATATCGTTTCCACCGCTGTCCAGCAGGCAAACATGAACGCCGTGCTGAACATGTCGGAAATGCTCAACCGCCGCGAGAAGCAGGACTTCGACGATATGAAGGGCAAGTTCCTTCAGATGGCCGAACTGAACCCTGCCTTGGCACAACAGGCCCTTAGTGACCCCGACCCATGGGGCAAGGCTTACCAGATCGCCAAGAATGCGGCGACGATGGAAGAGCTTGGGGCGACTGACCTTGAAACGCTGAAGGCCAAACTGCGCGAGGAACTGATGGCAGAACAGCAGGCAATCGCGCCTGCCCCTGCAATCGGCCTCCCGCCGTCACTCTCAACCGCCCGCAACGTCGGCACTCGCTCTGGTCCTGCATGGACCGGGCCGAAGTCAATCAACGAGTTGCTGGGCTAATCAGATTGCCACGTCGCGAGACGTTGCATCCCAACACGCAGCCTAATCCGCTGCAATAGATGGACTTTTAGAAATGGCTGATACGACTCCCGCCACCGGTTTGGTGGTCCAGCAGTGGGAAGACAAGTTCTTCCAGGAATATCTCCACGACGGTGGCTTCAAGCCGCTCATGGGGACCAGCGAAACCTCGGTTATCCAAGTCAAGGAAGACCTGACCAAGAAGGCCGGTGACTCGATCACCATCGCCCTCGTTAACCGTCTGACCAACGCCGCCACCACCGGGACTTCGGTTCTGGAAGGCAACGAAGAAGACATGGCCTCGCGCTCGATGCGCATCTATGTCGATAAGCGCCGTAACGCTGTCCGCGTTGCGGAAATGTCGGAGCAGCGCTCGGCCATTGGCCTGCGCGAAGCCGCCCGCGCCACTCTGCTTGACTGGTCGATGGAAGATACCCGCGACCAGATCATCACGGCGCTGGGCTCGCTTAACGGCACTGCCTTCGTTGACCGCACCGCCGCTATTGGCGATGCGTGGCTGGTCGATAACGCTGACCGCGTTGTGTTTGGTGCGGCTTCGGCTGGCTTTACCGACCTTTCGGCTGACCTTGCCCTGCTTGATACCACTAGCGACCTGTTCAACGCCACCGCTCTCGACGCGATGATCCTGAAGGCGAAGACCTGTTCGCCGAAGATTCGCCCGATGCGCGATCCCGGCAACGGCAAGCGTTACTATGTGGCCTTCGCCAACCCGCACGCCTTCAAGAACCTGCGCGACAGCCTGGACACCGAAGTCCTGGCCTCGACCGTTGTTCAGATGGAAGCCTCGAAGCTCTTTGAAGGTGGCGACATCTTCTGGAACGGCGTGATCGTCAAAGAAACGGACAATATCCCGATCTACGGCGACCTCGGCACTTCGTCGGCTGAAGTCACCCCGGTCTATCTCTGCGGCGCACAGGCCCTCGCTATCGCTTATGCGAAGCGCTGGAAGTCGGTGACCGAAGAGTTTGACTATGGCGACAAGTTCGGCGTGGCCATCGAAGGTATCTACGGCGTCCGTAAGATCATCTTCGGGACCGGCGCGGCTGACACCGACGACCTCAAGGACTTCGGCGTTGTTACCGGCTTCTTCGCCACCACCGGCACGGCCACCATTTCGGCGGCTATCTCCGCTGAGAACTAAGGCTGACTAGGGGCGCTCTTCGGGGCGTCCCTTTTTTCTAAGGATTCCCAACCATGCCTACCTATAACTCGACCAATGTGGCCAACAAGACCGGCGTTTCCGCTGGTGGCCCCGCTGGCAACGTCAACTCGGCCTATGCCGAAGTTTCGATCACTGCTGCCCTGACCACTGCTGACACGATTAACCTGTTTGATCTCCCGGCAGGTTCGCGCGTTCTGGCGATGACCCTTGAGGCCACCGACATGGACACCAACGGCACCCCGACCCTGGCGATTAACGTGGGTGATGCCGGTAGCGCCTCGCGCTACTTCTCGGCCTCGACCGTGGGCCAGGCTGGCACCGCTGCCGTCGCTTCGGCGGTTTCGGGCCTGCACTACAAGAACACCAGCAAGACCCGCGTGGTTGCCGTTCCCTCGGCCAACGCTGCGACGGGCGCTGCTGGCACGCTGATTTGTAGCTGCCTCTACGTTGTAGAATAAGGGAGCGCGGCCATGTGGTTCCTTAAATTGCATGGCCGCGTCCTCTAATGGACTGGTCTAGGCGCAAGCGGCGCTTCATGTATTACGCTGCCACGCGGGGGGGCGCGTCCAGCGTTCCCTTCACGGCGCTGATCTACTCGGTGGACAGCACGGGCTGGCAAGCCGACATGGTGACGCCATCGGATTTGGCGTTTTCCAGCGTTTCGCTGACCAGACAAGGTTTCGACAACACCGGGACCGCGACGACCTATGACGAAACGGTCACAACGACCAAGCGGGTGCGGCAGGCTTATCCCGATCAGGCAAGCCTAACGACCTCGACCGTTGCGCTGTCCGATTACATCTATTCGACGGACACTATCGGCGGCGGGGCAGCCAACAGCAGCGCGGAAACCAGCCCGAAGCCCGTAGCGCAATGGGCGATGTATGACCGCACGATTGTTGGCAACTCGCTGACGCTTCAGATTGTCGCATTTCATCGCAATGGCCGCGCCGGTCTGCCTGTGGCCTGTGTCGAGTTTACCGCGACAGACGGGACCAACACGGTAACGTCAAAGGTGACGGCTCCGACCGTGCTAGGCGGCCCTGGCGATCAATATCCGGTTGTCGGCTATTCCTCGACGCTGGACATTACCTCGCTTTCAGCAGGGACGATTACGGCTAACTGCAAGGTTTATCCGTGGATCGGCTCGACCGCTTCCGGTTCGGTGCAGGACAGCTCGGCTAATACCGATCTTTGGGATTTTAGCCCGCGAACCTTCAAGAAGGACACCACCCTCGCGGCCACTCCGTATATCGTTTACGTGGCGACGGGCGGCAATGACACAACTGGTGCAGTTTCACAGAGCGATGCAACGGCGGCGGCCTCCCCCTGCCTGACGCTGGCGGGTGCAATTAACCGGGCTGCAACGGTCCTAGGAACTGGCGCGGGCGCTCTTGATGGCTTGCGGGTAAGGCTGACGGCGGGGGCTTGGTCCTTCGCCTCAAGCCCAACTGCAAGAACGACCAACACCGAGATCGTGATCGAACCCGCAACGGGTCAGACCAAGGCGACGGTTACGGTCAACTTCGGCGCTGGGGCATTCCACGCCAACACCACTTACGTCCGTTACCGCGATGTGGCGCTAGTCCGTGGCGGCGTGAACCCGCTGCACAACAAGGGTTCGGGCGGCTATGTGGTGGACGACTGCACTCTCGACAACGCGGGCAACTCTGCTGCGCTTGGCGCGGGGGCTGGGGGCTGTCTCGCCTCGTTCGTCAATACTGTAATGACCAATATGGTTGGCACAACCAACCCTTCGGCCACGCATATCGTTCGAATGATGCGCGGTTGCCAGTTCACCGCCAACGGAACGCTAACGAACGTCATTGTCGAACAGCGGTCGATCCTTGGCTGCAAGTTCAAGGGCGTGATTAACGGCAACGCTGTGGGCCGTGCGATCAATAATGTGGTGGTTGCTTATAACTACTTCCAGGGCGGCAACTCTGGCGCAGGCATGACGGACTTTTCGACGCCCGCCACGACAGCCAACGTGGCGATTGTTCAAAACATCTTTGAATACACCTCGTCAGCCAGCGCGATCAGCGTGGGGCTATCGGCGGACGGCAAGGACGCCAACACCTCGCACTACATCTACTGGCACAACACAAATGCCGGGTTTGATGTCTATGGGCGCAATAACAATTTCTACAACGAAACAGTCGGCACGGCCCGGACGCATAAGCTGGGCAGCATGATCGGCAATATCTACGTCCAGCTCAATACCAAGCATGACGTATTTGCCGGGGCCAACCTTGGGCTTGCGGACGCCTCAACCCGCGTCGGAGGCTGGTCATTCCTTTACGGGGTGGGCCATCGCGGCGAGTTCATGCGCTATCAGGATGCTGCAACGGGAACGTGGTCTAGAGAATACCCAGGCCCTAACGCAGTGGTCGGCACGACGAATACCGGGGCTGGCAATGATCCGCTGTTTACGACCCCGCAGCATACTACCGCAGGCCCGGTCGCAGGGGCAGGCAACGGCACCTACACAATCGGCGCGCTTAGCCCTGCCAAGTCCTTGGTTACGAATAGCCCAATCCCGTTTGACCTTGCGGGCAGTGCCCGGAGCGGGACTGTCGCGGCAGGGGCTTACATTTGATCCGCATGACCTGGCCGCAATATCGGCGGGGTGAATGCACAGCATGGGGTTTCAGGGTCAAGCTTAGTCGGTTGCAAGCGGAGGTTCTCTCAACCCTTCTGATGCGGTTTCCGCTGACCGTCCCGATTGACGAACTGATTGAAGCAACTTGGCCCGACGACAACGAGCCGGACCATTCCAAGTCACACATTCACAAGCTCATCAAAGAACTGCGCATCAAGCTAGGCGGCTTCCACATCATTGGACGCCGGAGCCTTGGCTACCAGTTGGCGCAAGGGAGGCAACATGAAGCCTAAGCAAAAGGAACTGGTCGCACGGTTTGTCGCGGCCCTGGAAGCTTACAACGAAAACGAGCGGCGCAAGATGCTGGCAAGCGAAGCCATCGCCGCCGCTCTCAATAAGGACAAGCCCCAATGAGTGCAACCAACGCCTTTGAAACGGCGCTCCTGAACCTGTATTTCCTGAACACCGACCACGCCAACATTGGCGATGCCAGCGGCCTTCAGAACAGCGCCACGGCGGGTTCGTTCTATATCTCGCTGCACACCGCCGATCCGGGCGAAACCGGGACGCAAACCACCAGCGAGGCGACTTACACCAGTTATGCCCGTGTGGCCGTGGCGCGCTCGGGTGCGGGTTGGACGGTATCGGGCAACAACGCCTCAAACGCAGCGGCAATCAACTTCCCGGCTTGCACGGGAGGTTCCAACTCAATCACGCACTTCGGGATCGGTTCGGACTCTAGCGGCACGGGCAACCTGTTTTTCAAGGGCGCGCTGTCGTCTACGCTGGCGGTATCGTCGGGCATTACGCCCAGCTTCGCCATTGGCGAACTTGATGTGAACCTCGACTAATGGCAATTACTACCCTCGACGGCGCAATCGCCGGGATGCAGGCCCCGCAACCCTTCCTAAAGGTGGGCATTGCTATGGCTGCGGTCGGATCGCAGCGCGCCTATACCCATTGGTATGCCTCAGGCAACCCAGGTGCATCATCCGCAACCTCGGTCGGTATTAACGGGGAAGCGGTAACTCCCGCGCTGGGGGCTAGTGTTAGCGGTCGCATCCTGCGGAACAATCCCGGAAGTGGTGACGCCCACCTCGCGCGACTTGCGGTTCAATCAGGTTCGACCGGCACCCTTTGGCTGATTGACCGGCTATGGCAGAACAGTGGCCTGTCTGTTACGTCGACCACGGCGCAGGCCATCACGCCCGCTACGCTTCCGGCCCGCTCCAACGATGGGACTAGCAACGGGCAGGGTGTCATGGCCGCTATTGAGTGGTCGGCCACGGGCGGCGCAGGCACCCCGACTGTCACCCTGACCTATACCGATCAGGACGGCAACACGGGCGCAACCGGCACGTTTACCGGCGTCACCACACCTCCGGTCGGGACATTTGAGATTTTCACGCTTGCGGCGGGCGATACGGGTATCCGCGCCCCGACTTCATTTATTCAGAACGCCACCCGGACCAGCGGCACCATGCACCTCGTTTTGTTTCGGGTGCTGGCGCAGGTTGAAATTACAACCGCCAACGTGGGCAATGCCATTGACGCGCTGACCAGCGGCCTGCCGCAAATCTACAACGACAGCGTGTTGCAGCTTGTGTGGTTTCCGACCGCTACGGGCGCAACCACGATTGCGGGCCAGTATATCGAAACGCAGGGGTAAGTCATGGCCGTAACCGGAAGGGGTGATTTTCCGTTCCGGTCGGCTTGGCTCGGCGGACGACGTAAACAAGGTGCTACGCCCCGCAAGATTACGGTCAACAGTTACGACAGCGCCTATTCACTGGTCTGGACCGACTTCGCATTTGACGCGGCGGCAAGTGGGGCCATTTCCGGCACCTCAACCGTCGCATTCACGACTAGCGGCAATCTAACCGGGGCGGGCGCACTTTCCGGCTCTACCGCCCCAACGTTCACGACAGCAGGCATTCTTCGCGGCAGCGCCCCGGCTAGTGGTGCTGCAACCGTAGCATTTACCACCGCAGGCGCTTTGGCGGGTGTCGGGGCGCTTTCAGGTTCGACTAGCCCCGCATTCACGACCAGCGGGAACATCACCAGCCTTGGTGCTGGCGGTATGTCGGGGTCTGCCAATGTGGCATTCTCGACTAGCGGGGCTTTGGTTGGCGCTGGGGCGCTCTCAGGGGTTTCTCAGGCGGCATTCACGACCGCAGGGGTGGTTACGGGCCGTGGGGCGCTCTCTGGCGCTGTGGCGGTTGTTTTTAGCGCCTCTGCAACGCCTGTTATCCCGGCAGGCGCAATCAGTGGCTCGGTTTCGGTAACGTTCGGCGCAAGCGGGACGATGCAGGGCCGCATCTTTTATTTCAGCCCCGTTCGGGGTGCAGGCGGCGGGTCGGTCAATCGCACGGCAGCGAATGATCGATCGGGCCGCAACGGGGCGTCCTACCGCCCTAATCGTTCAGCAGTTTCGCGGAGACGCTAATGGCATTGACTTGGGCCGCCAAGGCACCGGGTGACGTATATCGTTACACCTGGTCGCCCCCGCTTGCTTATGGCGACGGGCTGGGCAGCTATACCGCTTCGGTTTCCGGGGCCGTCATTGATAACCAGAGCCTAGAGGACAATTCCGTTGTCCTTTACGTTTCGGGCGGCACGGCGGGGACGACCGCGACCTTCACACTTGAGGCGACCAGCGATCAGGGCGAAACCCTGACCGAAACGATTTATCTGCCGATTGTTGCGAATACCGCAGGGGCTACGGCGCGCGAGATTTGCGAATATGCGCTGCGCAAGGTTTACGGCAAGGATGAAACGCCGGAAGCCTCGGCCATGTCAGACGCCATCGAGCGTCTGGAAGATATGCTTCGCCAATGGGATGCAACCGGCGCGGCGGTCGGGGCGACTTATCCGATTGTTGAGGCAACCGTTCTGCGGGTCCAGCCCTCGTTCCTGTCAGCAATCAAGAACAACCTGATTATCGAGATTGCCGAGCTTTACGACCTGCCGATTAGCGTAACGATTGCCCGCAATGCGGTGCGCGGGATGCAGCACATCAAGACCGCCAACCTGCCCGAAGACCGTGCGGCGGGGGTCTATTACTGATGCGCCTCGCTTTCGGCACTTCCTCAAACGAGCGGACGCGGGGCGATATGCCCGAGCTGCCCGTTGTGAACATGTTTGCGGAAGCCGCCACGACTGAAGAAACCGGCGTTGTCCTGCAATCGCGTCCCGGCCTGACTGACCGGGTGGTGGATATGGGCGCAGGCCCCGTGCAAGCCTTGTTCAAGGGCGACGGGGTGCTTGATAGCGCGCTCTACGGGGTGTCTGCTGGCAATCTCTACCGTGAAGGCGTTTCGGTCGGCGCGGTGAACGGTGACGGCCCGTTTTCGATGGCGGGTTTCGAGGACAAGCTATTTACGGCGGGCGGGGCCTCGCTGTGGGGCTATGACGGCACCACGCTCGCAACGGTTACTTTCCCTGACGGCGCGCCGGTTATCAAGATTGTGGTCGGCGGTTCGCGCCTGATTGCCATTCGCGGCGATACGGAAAAGTTTTACTGGTCGGACGTTCTATCCGAAACGATTGACGCGCTCTCGTTCGCCACGGCGGAACAGCAACCCGACCGGCTGAAAGATATGCTGTTCTGGTCGGACTCGCTCATTCTGTTTGGTAGTGAAACGGTTGAGTTTTGGCCCAACACGACCGACCCGGACTTGCCGTTTCAGGTTCTTGAGGGCCGGACCTATCGCCGGGGCATCAAGGGGACGGGCTGCGCAACGCTGATAGGCCCAACCTTTGCGTGGGTTTCCGATACCAATCAGGTGTGCCTTGAAAGCCCGGAAAACATCATTTCAGGCCCCGGACTTGAGGCAAGGATTGAGGCCAGTTCGTCGGTCAAGCTGTGGACGTTCTACCTTGAAGGCACCGAGTTTCTCGCCCTTACCTTGGATAACGAAACGCAAGTCTGGTCGCTCCGTTCGCGGTTGTGGTCGACCTTTGACAGCGTGGAGCTGGATAACTTCGTCGGCCATTGTTTCGCCGGGGGTGTGTTCGGCTCGTATGTTGACGGGCGGACCGTGGAATGGGGCAACGGTTGGGAGGACTTGGGTTCAACCCTTGAACGCCGCTGGCGGGCCGGAATGCCGATCAATGCGGGCGGGGTTATCCTGTCCAGCGTCCAGGTCAGAACAAATGTTGGCCAGACTGGCTTTCTGGTCGGCGACTACACGAACCCGACCATCGAAATGCGCTCCTCCCGCGATGCCGGGAAAACGTGGGGCAACTGGCGCACCGCAAGGCTGGGTGAACAGGGTAACTATCGCAAGCGGGTAGAATGGAAGGCGTGTGGCATGGCCTCGCGTCCGGGCATTCTGCTTGAGTTTCGCGTTTCCGATCCGGTCGACATTCGAGTGTCTGACGTTCTGGTCAACGAACCGATTTTGGGGCTGTAGGATGGCGCTCAAGCTTCCCCGCCTTCAGCGTCTCGCGGCTATCGCGGGGCGGGACGGCCTGCCTGACCGGGCTTTCCATCAATGGTGGGACACCTTCGCCAATTCGCTGGAAACGGCAATTAACGACCTTGCCGATAGCGTGGCAGCCATCCAGGCGGCACAGGATGCGGCGGACGCGGCCAATGCTGCGGCAGCGGCGGCAGATGCGGCGGCGCTTGCGGCACAAGGCGCGGCAGATGATGCGGCGGCTAATTCGGCCCTTGCGAATAGCGGCGTTGTGGGGGCAACCCTGACCGGCTCCGATGCGGGGTCTAACGCAACCGTTACGATCAGCGCCCACACGCGGGTTTACGGGGACGGGACGAGCGTTAGCGTCAATGGCGGCTCGGTCACTGCTCTAGCTTATTCGACGCTGTATTACATCTACTACGATCAAGCCTCACGCGCGGGCGGGGCTGTGACTTACGCGGCCACCACCTCGCAGACCACGGCAGCACAGACGGGCAATCGGCACCTAGTCGGATCGGTCACTACGCCAGCAGCTTTGGCGGCAAATACCGATGGGATTACGTGGGCGCGCCGGGGCTGGGGAGCATTATCCCTTGATCCGGCCCGCCACGCCTGACGATCTACCGGAGATTGCAGGGCTGGGGCGGAAGTTTTTCAACCAAGCCGGGTGGTCTGACGTTCTGGAATATGACGAGGCCGATTGCGAAGCCTCGCTGCGGGCTTTCATGGACACCGGCCTTGCGATTGTTCTGGTCGCTGAGACTGATTGCATTGTCGGAATGTGCGCCGGGATTGTCTCCCCGGTCTATTTCAAGCGCGACCATCTGAGCGGTGAAGAGCTGTTCTGGTGGGTGTCGGACAAGGCCCCGCAATCTACGGGTTTGAAACTGCTTGTGGGGCTTGAGAATGCCGCACGGGAACGCGGTTGCACGACTTGGCAAATGAAGTCCCTGGCCCGCCTGAATGGCGACCGGATGGGCAAGCTTTACGAACGGCGCGGGTATCGCGCTTCTGAAAACTCTTTCATCAAGAGGCTCTAAACATGGCAATTGGAACGCTTGCGGCCATCGGTATCGGTTTGGCCGGTGCCGGGTCTATCGCGTCGGGCATTTCGCAAAACAAGGCGGCAAGCAAGGCGGCAAGCGCCACGCAATACGCTGCCGATCAGTCTGCGGCGGTCCTGCGGGAAAACTACGACAAGAGCGCACAGGCCCTAGCGCCGTGGCAGTCGTCGGGCCTTTCCGCCAACAACCAGCTTAACGCGCTGCTGGGGCTTGGCGGCGGTCAGCAGATGGCAAGCCCATCCTATGGCGGCGGCGATCCGTATGCTTCTTATGTCCAGCAAAACCCCGACCTGATGGCTGAATTTGGCCGGGTTGGTGGTCAGTTCGGCGGTGACATGGGCGCTTATGGACAATACCATTACAACCAGTTCGGCCAGAACGAAGGCCGGATGCTGCCAAGCCAGCAGATGCAGGCCGCACCGACCGGGGGCGTTTCCAGTCAGGACGCCGCCCGCGCCGCCTTTGACCAGTTCCGCAATTCGACCGGCTACCAGTTCCGACTTGGTGAGGGCATGAACGCGGTCAACTCCGGCTATGCCGGGGCGGGGACAATCAAGTCCGGCGCGGCGATGAAAGCCGCAACCGAATACGGCCAGAACTTCGCCAGCAACGAGTTCGCCAACTACGCCAACCTGCTCAACAATCAGGCGGGCAAGGGCCTTTCGGCGGCATCTGCACAAGCCGGTGTGTCGCAGAATCTCGGCAACAATCTGGCGAATATCCAGATGCAGCAAGGCGAGAACCTTGCAAACGCCGCACTCTCCAAAACCAACCCGTTCGGCAACGCGCTTTCGATGCTCGGCGGCGGTCTCCTGAAGCTGGGGTAAGAATATGGCGATCAATTGGGGCGGTGCCGCCCAGAACAACAATCCCCTCGCCTATTTTGCGATGGGCCAGCAGATCGGGCAGGATATTCGTGACCGCCAGACGCAAAACGCCCTGGCGACTGCCGTCAATAATCCGCAGGACAAGGGTGCGCTGGAACAGGTAACAAAGCTGGACCCGAAAATGGGCATGGCTTTGCGCCAGAAACTTTCCGATGAGCAGGCCAAGAGCCTCGCACGGAACATGGAGCTTATGGGCCAGGCCGCGCAGTGGGCGGACACACCGGAAAAGTGGGACCAGGCGATTGACTACCTGGCGCAAAGCGGTGTTCAGGGCGTTGAGCAGTATAAGGGCAAGTTCTCGCCGCAACTGCGCATGTCGGCCATCGCCTCATCGGGCGAACTAAAGACCTATCTTGAGCGCACCGCGCCGGTTAATGTTGGCCCCGGTTCGCACTTGGTTGATCCCGTCACCGGACAGGCCAAGTTTTCCGCCCCGTTTGCACCGCGCCCCGTTACAGTCAAGGATGGTGAGACGGTAGTGGAATACGCCCCCGGCACTGGCGGCGCGCAGTCGCTTGACCAGGTGTGGTCGGGCATGATCAAGACCGAAAGCCGGGGCAATCAATTTGGCGCAAACGGCCAACCGCTTACCTCCCCCAAGGGGGCAATTGGTATTGCCCAGGTCATGCCCGGAACGGCCCCTGAAGCTGCGGCACTGGCGGGAGTCCCATTCGACGAAAACCGCTATCGCACCGACCCGCAATACAATGAGCAGATCGGGCGGGCTTATTTTGAGAAGCAGTTCCAAACTTTCGGCGGCGATGTCGAAAAGGCTGTAGCAGCTTACAACGCTGGCCCCGGCAACGTCCAAAAGGCGGTCCAGAAGGGCGGAGAAAACTGGAAGCAATTCCTCCCCGACGAAACCAAGAACTACTTGCAAAGCGTTCTCGGCTCTGGCGGTTCGCGCGTCATTGCCCAGGGTGCTCCGAAGGCGGAAAAGCCCAAGTGGCGCACCCTGTCGCCCAACGAGGCTCAGCGCATGGGGCTTCCAGCTGGCACCTACCAGCAGTCTCCGGACGGCGAGATCAAGCCCATTGGCGGCATTGGCGACAAGGCACCGCAGAGCAAGGAAGCCTACTCGCAAAGCGCGATGGACGCCTTTGACCGCGCCATCAATACCGCGGACGGGCTTCTGAAGCATCCCGGTTTTGCCACGGGCGTAGGGATGCCGTCGATCAATCCGCTAGACGGTAACCTTGCCGGGTTTATTGTCCCAGGCTCCCCCGCTGCCGACTTCCGCACCAGCCTGGACACCATGAAGGCGCAGGTCTTCTTGCCCATGGTCCAGAGCATGAAGGGCATGGGCGCACTATCGAACGCGGAAGGCGAAAAGCTGACCGCTGCGATTGGCAATCTCAGCCCAAGCCAGAGCGAGGCGCAGTTCAGGAACAGCGTTCAGCAGATCATTAATGACCTCAAGACCTATCGCAATCGCGCAACGCAAGGCGCTCCCGCCGCTCCCGCAAAGGGCGGTTGGGGCAAGGCAAAGGTGGTCCAGTAGATGCCGACTTATGAGATTCAGGCCCCGAACGGTAAGACTTACCGGATTGATGGCCCTGAAAACGCATCGGACGATGATGTCCGCGCCGAAGTCCTGCGCCAATTCCCCGAAGCTGCGGGGACCAGCAAGGCAGTTGCCAAGCAAGGCGACATTACGGCAGAATATGACGTTCCCTCAGGTGCTACGCCCGAGCAAATCCAAGCCCTGAGCCGTGAAGCCATCCTGAAGGCCAATCCCGGCACACAGTTTGGCGACCCATCGCGCGATACGGTCCAGATCAATCAGCCGACCGTGGGCGAGGCGATCCAGGGTGCCGCATCGGACGCCGGGGCCAATCTTGTAGCGGGCTTTTCCGCGCCGATTGATTGGGCCTCGCAGTTCGGCGGGCAGGTGAATGACGTTGTTCTGAGCACCGCAGCTGGCGTGGCCGATCCGATCATTCGCCAATTCTCGCCGGACACCGCCAATTCGATTGATGCTTACGTTCGGGAGCAAACCGCCAAGCCCGCCCCAACCGTCAATGCGCTTCTGCAAAAGAGCAATCCGGGCTTTGAGAATGCGCCTTCTGCAACCGGTATGCAGATGATCGGCAGCACGGCGTTTCCGATGCCGACCAGCCGAGCGCCGAAGTTCGGATATAATGCGCTGAGCAAGACTGCTCCCGCCACCAGTGAGGCCGCGCAGACCGTTGCCGCTGCCGAACGGGCCAAGGTGCCGGTTATGACCAGCGACCTGAAGCCCCCCAAGACCTTTGTCGGAAAAACGGCGCAGTCGCTTGGTGAACGTATCCCGTTTGCGGGAACCGGGGGTAAGCGCGCAGCGCAGCAGGAAGCCCGCAAGGAAGCGGTTATTCAGGTCGCGCAGGATTACGGCGCGATTGGGGCCGACGGTGCGATTGATGATGTGGCGGCTGACCTTGCCAAGACGCGCGGTGCTGCACTGGAGAAGTTTTCCGGCATCAAGACGCGCATCATCGAAGGTATTCAAGGCACGGTCCAGACGCCCCAGGCCATCAAGAAAATAGACGAAGAGGTCGCCCGACTTAGCGGCATCAATGCGCAGAAGTATGCGCCGCTGATTGACGAATTGAAGGGTTTTCGCGAGGTGCTTTCCAGCGGCAAGACCCTTGCGCAGATCGAGGGCAACCGCAAGCTGCTTGGCGACTTGTTCAAAAACCCCGACCTGGCCTCGATTGCCGGGGATGGGCAAAAGGCCCTGAATGCGATCTACGCCCCGCTCCGGGCGGATATGGGTGCATTCATCAAGGCCAAGGGCGGTGATAGCGCCTTTAACGCATGGAAGAATGCCAACGATCAGCTTGCGTCCATGGCTGGCGAATTGAGCAACAAGCGCTTTGCCAATGTCATGCGGGACGCGGAAAGCACCCCGGAAAACGTCGCCAATCTGCTGTTCTCCAAGAAGCCCAGCGAGGTCAAGCGGCTCTACTCCAATTTGTCGGGGGAAGGTCGCGCCAAGGCACAGGCGGCGCTACTCCACAAGGCTCTGCAAGAGTCCGGCGTCAAGTCGATTGACGAGCTGGATAACGTAAGCCCTGACAAGTTTGTGGGCGCAATGCAGCGTTACGCCAAGTCAACCGGCATTGTCTTTGAAGGCCCGGACCTCGCCCGCCTTGATGGCTTGGCTCGCGTCCTGAAGGCCACGCAGCGCGCATCTGTTGCCGCTGCCGCGCCGCCTACCGGTGTGCAGAATGCGCTTCCTATTGTTGGCGTCGGGCTTGGTTCGCTATTTGGCGGGCCGGGTGCTGTTGCCGCTGGCGGTAGCATTGGCCTGATTGCCCGGATTTACGAAAGCGCGCCAGTTCGCGATCATCTGTTGAAGCTTGGCCGGACCAAGGCGGGAAGCCCGATGGAGGCGCGAATGCTTGAACGTGCCGGGGCGGCTATTGCCGTGGCGCTCGAAAAGTCGGCCCCCGCAAACGACAACATTCCGCTGTCACCAGGAATGGCCGTTGCTCAAGACCCAGCCCCAAGTGGGGGCGAACCACCACAGCAATAAGAACCAGAAGATAAACCGAAGCGCTCGCCGCACACGCAATTGATAACACAGCTCAGGGCTGGGGGAAACCCCGGCCCTTTCTCGTTGGGAAACGATACATGGCCGAACTTTACACCAACCCCGCGCGGGCGACCGATACCGCTAACGATCCGCTACCGGGAGCGAAATTGTATTTTTACCTCACCGGCACCACGACCCCTGCGGACGTTTACGAGGCCAACGACCTTGTGACGCCGCTTTCCAATCCGGTGGAAGCTGACAGCGCGGGCCTGTTTCCGGCGATCTATCTGGACCCTGAAGTCAATTACCGCGCGGTTCTGAAGAACAGCAGCGGTTCGACCACGATCTATGACATTGACCCGGTAAGCATCGGGCTAGGCGGAACGGACGGCGCGGCCAGCATCGGCACATCGACCGGGCGCACGGTTGAAGAACGCCTGTCCTCGTTCAACGGCGAAACCAAGACCATTACGATTGCGTCTGACGCGGCCTCGGCAGCGCGGCCCGGTGAGGTTATCGCTTCGACTGACGCGGCAACCAACGGGCTTTATTCACTGCGCTTCGCCACCGTCACCAAGACCGGGCGGCTTGCGGGCGGGCAGTTCAACATCTCCGACACGCTGATTACC